CTATGTTGATGAAGGCAGAGAGCCTAAATCTACAAAGATTGACCCTCGCAACATTATATTGGTCCATGATGACACGGTCAACCATAATAAGATGTTTGCCGTCATATATTCTGGACAACGTAGCTCCCAAGAATATGATGTAACTATCTTAGACAGCGGGAATATTACCGAGGGCAAACTCACTGGCGACGTTCTGGCGATTGATAAACAAATGCCTCATATTTTTGGAGAAGTCCCCATCGTTGAATACATTAATTCGAGCGATCGCGTTGGAGATTATGAGCCAGTGTTATCACTGATTGATGCTCGCAACATTCTACAGAGCGATCGAGTGCTAGACCGTGAGAGGCTCGTAGATGCAATTCTTGCATTCTACGGAACGGCATTCAGCGAGGAGCAACGCAAACAGCTCAAGAATAGCCGTATGCTATCTAATTTGCCACCAGATGCGAAAGTTGAGTATATCGTGAAAAATATCAACGAAGCAGATGCTAGTGTGCTCCTGAAAGCTATTACCGACGACATTCATATGATTTCCATGACTCCTAACATGACGGATGAGAACTTTGCTAGTAACTCAAGTGGTGTAGCTCTGAGCTATAAGCTAATCGCTTTTGAGCAGCACATTAAGGATAAAGAGCGCTACTTCGAAAAAGGGCTCATGGATCGTCTCGGTCTATATTACCAGTTCGTGAACTCCACGAAGGATGACGCAATTGCCAAGGACGCAGTAGATATTATCTTCAGCCGTGATCTGCCAAAGAACGATTATGAAACCGCTCAACTCATCAATCTATTACTAGATTCTGGTCTGGTTGATCGAGAAACCTTAGCTGGACGGTTGTCGTTCGTTAAAGATCCCAAGGAAATCGTGGTGCAAGCTCTGAAAGAAAAAGAAGAAGATCTGAAACTAGGTAATTATGGGACGGGTGAGCCCGATGAGGCTGACGATCCATTAGACGAGGAGTAGTATGAAAACGCGCTCTGATGATTACTGGGCGAAACGTTCACTTGAACGGCTTAGTGAGGCAGAAAAGACTTCTATAACCTACCTCAAGCAAGTCCAAAAAGAGTACCGTGCGACAGCTCGGGCTATCGTTGAACAGGTACGTAAACTTTATGCCACATACTACGGTAAGAGCGGCTTTGATATTGATGCGCTTAATAAAGTTGCCTCTCAGGGCGACGTAAAACGCTTTCTAGTGAGCATGGAGGCTCAAGGCTTACCAACTGATCTTCCCAACAATTGTCGAGGCAGAATGAGCCGTTTGGAACTTCTAAACAGCCAAATGCTAGGCAAAGTGAAGCAAATGGCAACCAAAGAGAGTGTCGCAACAACCGATTTATACGACAAAGTATTTCGGAATACTTACTATCGTACTGGATATGATGTATCTAAAGGTCTTGGTGAAACTCTTGCTTTCGGCAGTTTAGACGACAAGACTGTTGATAAAGTACTTGAATCCAAGTTTTACGGCAAAAACTATTCAGAGCGTATTTGGGGTAATTCTAATAAATTAGCTGATCAGTTACAGAGTATTATTTCTCAAGCTATTGCAACTGGACAATCGTCAGAGAAGACTGTTCGATTAGTCCGAGAACGTTTTAATGTTAGTCAATCCAACGCGGCACGTTTAGTGCGCACAGAGACATGTTATTTCGAGAATCAAGCAGAGATTGAAGCGTATAAAGAGATGGGTATATCAGAGTACGTGATATTAGCTACGCTTGATAGCCGTACATCTAAGATCTGTCGCGAGATGGACGGCAAACGTTTTAAGATTAAGAATGCTGTGGCAGGCAAGACGCTACCTCCACTCCATCCGTATTGTCGCACAGCGATACGCCCGTATATTGGAATAGCGTTTGAACCTAAAACGCGAATTATGCGTGATCCAGAGACGGGTAAAAACAAGACTATTGAACAGATGACTTACCATGAATGGCGAGCGCAATATATACCAAACGAACCTAAGGCCAACCAAAAAGGACTAAAAGTGGGGGTTATAGGGGGATTATTGAACCAAAGATGGAACAAGTGGCAAGTAGGAGATGACCTTTTTGTCGGAGCGAATAGACCATTGATAGAAAAGTCAATTAAACAGGCAAGCAGGATACTTGAGGAGTATCCTATAGTGAGTGAATCGATTCGTGAGAATGGTGGCATAGCGTTTGAACTGGTCGATGCCGCAATATATAAGGCAGCAACTTCAACAGATAATTCACGCATACTATTTTCAAGGAAGGCTTTTGCTAATCGCGAAAAATACTTGGCAGTTTTAGAAAAAGAAATGAAAGTTGGCTTTAAGATGCGTGTTCCGAAAATGTACCACGACATTTATACCATCACGCATGAGATGGGGCATGTGGTCGAGAATTACCTTGTCGATGGAAAGAAAATCACCAGAGCGGAGTATAATAAACGCGCTACGGCGATTAAAAATGATATCATAAAGATAGCGCAACAAATGAGCAATAAAACGCGAAGCGAGGTACTAGCAGAAATGTCAGACTATGGGCGCAAAAAGCCGCAAGAATTCTTTGCCGAAGCTTTTGTGGCACATAAACTAGGTAGTCCCAATATATGGGGAAAAGCTATGAGAGAATATCTAAGGGAGAGGGGGCTGAAATAATGTTTTCTGATATATCAATGCCATTATTTATGAAGAATAGTGAATGGTATTATTTTGATGATGAAGCTGGCATTACTTGTCTAACCGAAGCTGGAAAGAAAATTCCAGAGGTCATTGCTAGCTATAAAGAATATTATAGCGACGAGGATGACAACCTACTCTATTAGTAGTTCTATAGTGCATGAAGTTATTGCTAAAAATAATCCTTATGATATAATCAATTTAAGATCAATGACGACCTGTTAGGTTGATTATTGAATTTCTTTAGCGACCTTCGGGTCGCTTTTTCGTTGGTTTGTAATCTAAGCCGAGAGGCGTAAAAGGAAGGATAAGAAAATGGACCCCAAAAATCCAGATTCTACCAACAGTAACCCGGCAGGTCAACCTGATGATAATGCCAATAAGGGTGACGATCAGGGTAGCAAGACCTTTTCTCAAGATGAGGTGAACGAAATTGTGCGCAAGCGCATCAATGAAGCGAACGCTAAGTCCGAAGAAAAGCTTAAACAAGCAGTAGCAGACGCTCTCGCCGAGCAGGAACGTAAAGCGAAACTGACCGATGAGCAGCGTGCGACTGAGGCTCAGAAAGCCAAGGAAGAGGAAATTGCCAAACGCGAACATGATGTAACAATGCGTGAACGGCGAAACGAAGCCATTGAGATTATGGTCCAGCAGAAGCTTCCTACATCCATGGTTGATTACATTGTTGACCAAGATGTTGAGAAAACTAAAGCAAACATTACTCAGTTTAGCAAAGACTGGCAAAAAGCCCTCGAGGATGCAGTAAAAGCCAAAGTTGGCGGGAGCACTCCCACCGACAAAGGTAAACGCACCGACACTCGGAATGGACGCACTTACGGCCGTGACAACGGTGCAGGAGTGACTTCACTCTGACCTTCATAACTGGAGAAACCAAATGACTGAGGCATATAACATTTATGCGGACGGCACTAATAAGGACGACTTGATTGAGATTAAAGGTGCTGTAATTGAAACTGTGGCTAAGACTGCTGTTTCTATGAAGATTAAGAACCGCTATGGCGTGGGTGACCCTGCTGCAGGTTCCGTTACTTACGATCGTTTTAAGACATCCGCTTCTAAAGCTTACGGGACCGCCCGCACTGCCGGCAAGGGTGATGCTCTGAAAAACACTGGTAAGGTTACCAACAACATCAGCGATCGTCAAGAGATTATTGAAGAACTTGAAGAAGGCGATGTTACTAGGTTCGGCGTTGTCGACCTGGTTGAGCGCCGCCAAAACGGCGAAGCGGCTTCTATGGTTGCTTATCTTGATGGTAAGTTCTTCGCCGAAGCTGAAAGTAAGGCGACCGCAATCGCTGGATTGACGACTGATATGAAAATCGAGGACATCATCGAAAAGGTGATTCAAACTCTCGAATCGGTCAAGAACGACTGGGTTCGCGGCGTGCCTCGCAACCAGATTCGCATTGCTGCTTCCCCAGCAATCTTTGGCAAGCTATCTAACCATCTGAATACTATCAAAAATAGCATCACTGGCGAAGAGCAAGCCGTGTTTAACGGTGGTGTTGTCGTCTATGAAAACATCAACCAGACTGCCGACATCGTTGCTATGCATGAAGGTGCAGTGGCTCAAGACGTTAACGTTAGGGATTACACTGACCCTGCTCGCATCCCATTCAGTAGCGCATATGAAGTTGCCCTGTTCTATGATCAAGGCACTAAGGCTGTTGAGCCGGATTTGATTTTCAAGGCAACTTTGACGGAACCGGCCACTTCATCCGAGTAGAAACCGCACGGGAGAGGCTGTAAATATGTCTCTCCCGTGAAGAATATTAGCATAATTTGGAGAAATATAACCATGACAACTAGATATTTCAAAATGGCAAAGGTTGGTACTGTCCTGGCTGTTAGTGATAAAGTAGCCGTCGGTGAAGGTGAGAATGCTAAACTATTGATTCGTCAATATGAAAGCCGGCCGGATTATTACATTCCTTGCGATAAAAACGGCAAGCCACTGTCGGCAAAGGCAAAGTCGCCAACCACCAAGCCTAGAAAGCCATCTAATACTCAGGAAGCCGATGCAGAAACTGACAAGGCAACAGATGCTCAAACCGATGATAAGCCTGAAGAGGGTAGAAACGAGAAATAGCTATGGGAATCGCTCGTGATACTTTTGTCGAACAAGTGGTAGAGGTTCTGAAAAGCAGAAATGAAAAAGCACTCGCAAACGAGAACCTTACTAAGGATACGGTTGAGGAGGTTACCGATCGCATTTCGCTGTATCTTAATCTTACCCCAGTAAATGGCTCTTATGTGTTCGACGAAAGGCTCGTACGAGTTGCAGCAAGGATTGCGAGCGGCATTTTCACTAGTATTTCTAACGAAGTGTCCGGAGATGGTGGCGAAGCACAAATCAAGTCTATCTCCGACAATGGTCAGACGATTAGTTTCGCTGAAGGTGTACGCAACTATCTTGCGACATCAAGCGACCAAGAGGTTTTTAGCGGTTTTACGGAGCTACTGAAGCCATATCGGAGGTGTAATGTTGTTTCCTAACTCAGCCAAACAGGCGATAGCTAAGGCATTTTATGACAAAGAAGTTGCCATATTGGAGAAGCAAGAAGCATATGACGCCGAAGGTGGCCTAGTCAAAACTGGCACCGCCATAAAGAGTACTTTTACAGGAAATGTGAGATTCGTTTCATATGATGAGAATCAGCAGGAGAAAGGGATCGTAAAGGACATTGACGTAGTAATTACATGCTCTACGGACACTACCGTAGATGTCGGAGATTTGTTGCAGTATCAAGGCTCCAAATATGTCGTAAGTAGCCGAGTTATAACCGATTCTCATATGGAGCTGGAGGGTAAAATATGGCAAGTGTAACGATTTCAATTTCTGGTGTTAAGAACTTGCAACGCAAACTTGGAAATATGAAGAGCCAAAAAGCAACACGTTTTGCAGTTTCTCAGGCAACTGCCCTAGTAGAGGGGGCTGCGAGGGCTGGGTGTTCTGTTAAGACGGGCGGGTTGCGCAACTCTATTCATATGCGTATTGAAGAGAGTGAACGCAGAGTTGTAGGTATAGTTTATACCTCGATGGAGCATGCGCCGTTTGTTGAATTTGGTACTGGAGTTCGTGGCGATGGTAGTTATCCATATGAGAAGCAGGCAAATTTAGCTCTGTCCTATGATCCAGAATGGCCAGGACAAGTTGCTCAACCATTCTTGGTGCCGGCATTACTTTCAAACAGAAACCGTATCAATAAGCTAATTGCTGCAGCCACGATTAGTGGCGTAACGGGAGGTAAATAGGATGTTTACGCCAAAAGTTCAGCTTCAAAAAACGCTTTCCAGTCTTGGTTATTACTGCCATCAAGGAGCGCAGGCTTCCTTCTCTGACAACGAAATTCCCGCGATCACATTTCGAGTTGATAACAACAGCGTTAATCTTGACCTCAGCAACGAGATTGCTAGCCAAGATATTAACGTCGTAGTTGATATATGGGCAGATGATAGCATAACAGCTTCGCAAGTTCTATCTGAAGTAGAGGAAGTGATGAGGTTAGACGGCTATCAGATGACCTATTCGGCAGATGTGTCACAACCAAAAGGCTGCCTGTTTCACACTAACTGTCGTTTTATTACCGTTCATATTGAATGAACGCACTGCTAATTTCTAAAGGAGAAAATATGGCAGGAACACCGACTATGGGTACGACCCTTACTGTCACCAAGGCTGGTGACGAAACTGAGGATTTGACAATCAAAAGCCTCACGTCGATTGGCGAACTCACTGGCGATCGTGATGAAACCGATGTTACTACACTTGATAGTCCAGACGGAGCTAAGGAATATAGACCTGGTGCTGTTGACTGGGGCTCACAAGATGTCGCTGGCAATGTCACTGACGCTACGCAGATGGCTAAACTTCGCGCCATCTTCGATGCGCAAGCCATACGTGAATGGACGATTAGGACGCCAGCTGGTAACGTTGAGCGCTTTAACGCCTTCATTAAGACTTTCAAGTATGGCGAGAAGACTGTTGATGGTCTTGATACGTTTGGCATGACTTTGCGCGTCTCTGGTAGCGTCAAATTCAACCCAGAAGACGAGCCCGCGGCTTAAAGAACGGCGCTGGTGGTCGCCTTGTAACCACCTTTAAGTAAACATAATCAAGGAATTCTCCCATGAAACTAAACTACAAAGCTTCAAACATTGCTAAAGCGGAGCGTGAGCATAACTTAAACTTCTTTGACATGCTCACTACACTCGGCAGCAAGCCATCTATTAGCGGTTTACTGTTCCTATTTGAGGCTGGTAATGGAACCGCAGAAGACTTCGACGCGGCTTTTAAGGAAGGCATCGATAAAGTCTTAATGACTATTATGGAAGGCCTCAGCGATGCTGGTTTTTTAGGTCAAGAGGACGTTCGAGTTATGAAACGACAGCTAGAGGATCAGAAGAAGATCCAAAAAACTTCACCGAGTTCTGGAGAAATAGTCAAAAGCTAGCGTTTCGGATTGGATTACACCCTGCTGAGTTCTGGGAGCTCGCACTTGGCGATTTCTATGACTGCCTTGATGGGTATGCTGAGCGGATCGAAGAAGAAGCTCGTTTACAGGATAGACTAAACCATATCTTAGGTTCTTATATCGCTATAGGTATAGGTGACCCTAAGAGCTACCCATCACATCCAATGCTGGACGATAGTAGTTCGAGAAATAGCGGTTTTAGTTTTACATCAGATGAAAGTTTCGACGCTTACATCTGCAGCCTTGCTAACAATGCGAAAGGTTAATAATGGCAACAATTGACGAGTTGAGCGTAAGGATCAGCGCTGATTCTAGCAAGTTGACGTCTGAAGTCGGCAAGGCTGAACGAAAGATCTCTGATTTTAGCAAAAGTACAGAGAAAGCTACGAAACCTCTATCGACTGGCATGGTCGCCATAGGAACTGCTGTTGGGAATGTTCTTGGTAATATAGTTTCAAAAGCGTTCCAGTCCATTAACCAGCATATGGATGGCGCTGTCAGACGTTTAGACACGCTCAACAACTATACCCGAGTAATGTCGAATCTTGGCATTGCTGCTCAAGACTCTAATAAATCATTAAAAATCCTTGATGACGGTATTACTGGTTTGCCAACTAAGCTTGATGATGCCGCTTCGGCAACGCAACGTCTAGTTGCCACAAATGGCAATATCGCCGCCTCGACAGATATGTATCTAGCGCTCAATAACGCTATTCTGGCTGGTGGCGCAGCTATTGAAACTCAAAATACCGCACTTGAGCAGATGATGCAAGCCTACTCCAAAGGCAAGCCTGATGTCATGGAGTGGCGTGCATTTCTGACGGCAATGCCAGCTCAACTCAAGCAGATCGCGACAGCTATGGGATATACGTCTACTGCTGTAGGTGGGGATTTATACAATGCACTTCAGTCTGGCGAAGTAAATATGAATGATTTCATGTTTACCATCATGAAGCTTAATAAGGAGGGCGTTGCTGGGTTTGCTAATTTCGCCACACAAGCTCGCAATGCTACTGGTGGTGTGGCGACTAGTATAACTAACCTTAAAACAGCTATAACGCGTGGTATAACGCAAGTTTTGGACGTACTAGGTCAATCCAATATCGCTGGATTCTTCAATGGTTTATCTAAGGCTATAGGAACAGCGTTCAGTTATGTTGCTGCTTTTGTAAAAATCATTAAAGAGGCTGTAGCTTGGATTGGTGCATTATTCGGTGGGTCTGGGTCTACATCTGGACTAGTAAAAGAAACTGGTAGCGCTGCTACTAATGTTGATAATATTTCGTCTG